AAACTATTCTGAACAATTACAATATAAAGTAAGAAAACAATTTTTAGATGAATGGGATCTTAACGAAAGTTTAGTAGTTACTGATAAAAAAAAATGGGCTAATAGACAAACAGCAATTAAAGATGATGGTACCCTCACAAAAAATCCTCCAATGAATGGATGGGGACGTGTTCATGTTTTGTTTAGAAAGCATATAAACAGTCCTCAAGGTCCTATTGATCAAATATTTGAACAGCTGCCAAAACTACCTGAACAACATAGAATTGGATGGCGATGGCAATTTATGATTGATAATACTATACCATTTCATAAAGATCCATCATCAAAATGTTGGCTTGGTATTATGGTATCCGGAAATCAAGATATAAGATTTGCAATAGAAAATGGTGAGAAACAACGTGATGGAATTGACATCGGTGGTATAAATTACAAAGTAGCATTAATTAACAGTCAAAAATTACATGCGCCTGTGTCAGATGGAAGACCAAGATGTATACTAAGATATGTGTTTACAGAAACGTCATATAATGATATGAAGCTATTGTTGAAAGAGCATTTCTGGAAATAATAAATAACTATATCAAACATAAGGTTAAAATACATGTGGTTCTGGTTGATTTCATCAATTGCTGGTAGTATAATTGGAAGTGCTACAGACAGCTGGTTTAGAGATACTAAACTGGGTGTTTGGTTTTACAATAAAATGGATGATTTATATTGCTGGGCTGCACTTCGTTATGGACTTAAAATTTTAACAGACGAGCAAAAGGCTTTAGCAAAGTTTCCACAACTAACTGCTAAACTAGTCGACTTAGAAGAAAGAATAGAGGAGTTAGAAAGTGGAAGAAAGTAGACTTTATCAAAAATTAGATGAAGCTATACAAAGACTAACAGATGTAAGTCATGAAATTAAACAGGTTCTAGTTGTTCATGAAACCAAATTAGAACAACAAGAAGATTACAACAATCAAATGTATGATCAAATTCAAAAATTGCATAAGAGAATTGGTGATTTGAGAGATGAGTTGATGAAAAAGGTTGATTCAATTGAAAAATGGAGATGGATATTAGTTGGTGGAGCTTTGACGTTAGGTGCATTACTAGGAAATAGTAAGTTAGTGGAACTCTTTGGAGGTTAGGATGTTTGAACATAAAGATTATGGAACTCTAGGCAATCACAAGCCTGGCTGGTTGTTTGAAGAATATTGTGATATTGATGTTGATAGAATTATGAAAGACCTAGAAACAATGGATCCTCATTTGCCATGGGTCGATTGGGAAGACGCTGATGATTCAGATAGTGAAGTTGCAACAGCCTGGAAAGAATCAACAGATACAAGGTCCCAAGAAAAATATCCTGGTTCCACTAGAGGCAAAAGAGCTAGAATCAGAGATATGGAATGGCACAATAGAGTAGATTCTTACTACCAAGAAATCAAAAATCAATATAAATTAGTAGGTGGAACATATACAATGATGTCTCCAAGATCGTCTTATGCATGGCATACTGATGTCTGTATTGGTTTTCAAATTCCAGTAATTAGTAATGATGATTGTGCATTTATTTTTAGACTAGACGATAATAAGGCTTATTCTTTTACACCAAAGCCAGGTAAGGCTTACCTTGTAAATAACTTTGTCACACACACGTTCATTAACGGTGGTGATGTTGATAGGTACTACCTACTTCAGATTATCAATCCTAAAAACTTGCTAGACAAAGAGTACAAGCCTTATCTCAAACATTCAGGTTTCCCCTACCGAGATTATCTGTTGTCAAGGGATCTCAAGTAGCTTATAATAACTCTGTATGTTAACAGGGATATATTATGGTATTCATTGAACGAAAGTATATACTACTTCTTTCCAATCGCTTTCGAAACTTTAAGCAAAAAGAGAATTTGTATAATTTCTCATGTCCTTATTGTGGCGATAGTACCTCAAATAAGTTTAAGGCACGTGGCTATTTGATTGAAAAGAAAAATAGCTACATGTACTACTGTCATAACTGTAATGTCTCGAAGAACTTTGAAAGGTTTTTACAGGATCATGATCAGTTATTGCATAATGAATATAAACTGGAAAAATTGAAAGATTCTTCTACTCTCGAGTCTAAAGAACAGATAAGTAATACTACAATTAAGGCTGTCTCATTTCCTGGATACAAGAAACGTGGTAGTCCTCTTCGAAGGCTGAAAAAAGTCAGTCAATTAAACTGGGATCACCCAGTTAAACAATACATAAACGACCGGTACATACCAAATGTGTACCACCATAAACTGTTTTATTGTCCAAATTTTTACCGGTGGACTAACGAAATCCTGCCTGGTAAATTCAAAGAGGTAACTAAAGATGAGCCTAGACTTATTATTCCATTTCTCGATAAGCAAGGCAACTTTTTTGGTTACCAAGGGCGAGCGCTCAGGAACTCACAACTTAGATATATAACAATTATGTTAGATGAGACTAGGCCGAAACTATTTGGCCTGGATGATGTTGATATGTCTAAAACAGTTTATGTAACAGAAGGCCCGATAGACAGTATGTTTATCGATAATTGTATTGCAATGTGTGGAAGTGACGTTACATTACCAATGGTACCTGAGAAGACTGTAATGATATATGATAACGAGCCAAGGAATAAACAAATAGTTGATAAGATGCAAAAGAGTTTGGACATTGGTAGAAAAATAGTAATCTGGCCGAGTAAGTTAAAGGAAAAAGATATAAACGATATGGTTATGACAGGAACAAGTAGAGCTGATTTGAGCTTAATTATCTCACAAAACACATTCAGTGGATTGTCAGGTAAGATGGCTCTGAGTGTATGGAGCAAATAATGTACGTGTGTTTCAATAACAGGGAAATGAGATTATTGAAACAATTATTCTCCCACCACTCTTGGAAAGACTTAATTGTAACTTATAGTAATAATGAATCATTTGTAAATAAAGATAGTGAACAAGCTAAGAAGTATGGATCATTAAGGAGTGTATTTAAAATGTCAGCAAGTGAAATTGATAACTTCAGAAAGAAGGTTGGGTGGTAATGAACGTAAGATTGATTAGCCACACAACACCAGTTAGTACGTTTACATTTGATACAGGAATGCAAACGCTTGAAGACCTTTGTGCTTATTGTGCACGAGTATCTAATCCAAGCAATCAACAAAACACATTAACGAGTAGAAAGTTAATCAAATACCTGATCAAGCACAAACATTGGAGTCCGCTTGAGATGGTAAGTGCAACGTTAGAGATACAAACAACGAGAGACATAGCAAGACAGATCCTTAGACACAGATCGTTTAGCTTTCAAGAATTTAGTCAGAGGTATGCTGACCCAACACAAGATTTAGAGTTTGTTACTAGAGAGTGCAGACTCCAGGATGAAAAGAACAGACAGAATAGTATCGATCTCGATACAAAGAATAAAGAGAACAACGACCTGGTTGCAGGTTGGATACAAGCTCAAGAAAGAGTTATAGACGTATGCAATAGTTATTATACATGGGCTCGGATGAATGGTATTGCTAAGGAACAAGCAAGAGCCTTGTTGCCTGAAGGTCTTACAATGAGTAAAATGTATATGAATGGAACTCTACGTAGTTGGGTGCACTATATAGAACTACGAACTGATCCAAGCACACAAAAAGAACATAGACAAGTAGCTCAGATGGCAGCATTTGAGATTGCTAAAGTCTTTCCACTAATTAAAGATATCCTGGAGGAGCAGAATGGAAGCACACGGAATTGAGATCGATCCTAATAGAGACAATCTCTTTGACATCACTGGTGTTAAAAGACTAAAAGAATCGTATATGAAGGAAAGTGAGGTATCACCACAAGAACGATTTGCATTTGTTTCTAGGGCATTTGGATCAAATCCGGAACATGCACAACGGCTGTATGATTACAGCAGTCAGCATTGGCTTTCATACTCAACTCCTATTCTTGCATTTGGTCGTACTGAACGTGGTCTACCAATATCTTGTTATTTGAATTATATAAATGATACTGCAGAAGGTCTCGTTGAGAATCTGTCTGAGACAAACTGGTTATCTATGTTAGGAGGCGGTGTTGGCGTTGGTTTTGGTATTAGGTCTGCTGATGATAAGTCTACTGGTGTTATGCCTCATCTCAAAATGTATGACGCTTCTAGCTTGGCTTACAGACAAGGTAAGACAAGGCGTGGTTCTTATGCTGCCTATCTTGATATTAGTCATCCTGATTTATTGCTATTCTTGGAAATGAGGAAACCTACAGGTGACCAGAACTTCAGATGCTTGAACCTACACCACGGATTAAACATTACAGATGATTTTATGAAAGTTATAGAGCAATCTATGATGGACAGTGATGCAGACGACAGTTGGGATCTCAAAGATCCTCATACAAATGAAGTACGAGAAACTGTATCAGCCAGAGATATCTGGCAACGGATTCTTGAAATGAGAATGCAGACTGGTGAGCCTTATCTACACTTCATCGATAGAAGTAATGAGAAGCTACCTGACTTCTTAAAGGCAAGAGGGTTATCAATTAGGCAATCAAATCTATGTTCGGAGATTATTTTACCAACAGATAAAGACCGTACAGCTGTTTGCTGTCTGTCGAGTTTGAACCTCGAGTATTTTGAGGAATGGTCGAAAGATCCTCAATTCCTACATGATGTTGCAGAGATGTTAGATAATGTATTGACATACTTCATTGCCAATGCACCTGATGCAATAGCACGTGCAAAGTTTAGTGCAATGAGAGAAAGATCTGTTGGGGTAGGTGCTTTAGGTTTTCATGCATATTTGCAAAAGAAGAATATTCCATGGGAAAGTGCTTTGGCCAAAGGACAAAACCTAAAGATTTTTAAACACATTAGAGAAGGGTTGGATAAAGCTAATTTGGCTCTTGGTAAACTAAGAGGTGAGGCACCCGATGCGGAGGGAACAGGACGTCGTTTTTCACACATGCAAGCTATTGCTCCTAATGCTAGCAGTTCTATTATTATGGGCAACACCTCTCCTTCTATAGAACCTTGGAGAGCAAATGCATATAGACAAGATACAATTTCTGGATCATCTTTGAACAAGAATAAATATCTTGATAAGCTGTTAAAGATTAAATGTGAAGAGGATAACTCGTTGGATTATGATAAGATCTGGTCATCGATTATTGCTAACGATGGATCAGTACAACACCTTAAATGTCTTTCAGAGTATGAGAAAGATATCTTCAAGACATCGATGGAGATTGATCAACGTTGGGTGATTGAGCATGCAGCAGACCGCCAACAGTATATTGATCAAGCACAATCTCTTAATGTGTTCTTTAGACCAGATGCCAACATCAAATACCTTCATGCCGTTCACTTCCTTGCATGGAAGTCTGGATTGAAGACAATGTACTATTGTCGTTCAGAAAAGATTGGTAAGGCAGACAAAGTCAGCAGAAGAATAGAAAGAGATATTATTAACGAGATTGATATAAGCCAATTAGCTTCTTCTGAAGAAGTGTGCTTGGCATGTGAGGGTTGATAGATGGCTAAGCTAAAACTACAAGACGAACGAGATTACTTCAAACCATTCCATTATCCATGGGCATACGATATGTGGTTGAAGCATGAACAGTCTCATTGGCTACACACAGAAGTACCAATGCTAGAAGACGTTAAGGATTGGAAGAACCGTTTATCAACAGAAGAGAAGTACTTCTTGACAAACATCTTTCGCTTCTTCACTCAATCAGACATTGATGTTGCAGGGGGATATGTTAAGAACTATCTTCCAATGTTTCCACAACCAGAAATCAGAATGATGCTCACTGGATTTGCTGCCAGAGAAGCTCTGCATGTTGCTGCATACTCTCATTTGATTGAGTCTATAGGAATGCCAGAAACAGTATACAATGAATTCCTTGAGTATGATGCAATGAGAGAGAAGCATGAGTACTTTCTCGAGAACGTCGGTGACAATACGTCTATACCCGTCAGAATCGCTGCTATAAGCGCCTTTACAGAAGGACTGGCTCTATTCAGCTCATTTATTATGCTACTAAATTTCCCCAGGCATGGTAAGATGAGAGGAATGGGTCAGATTGTCACATGGTCAATCGTTGATGAAACAATGCATGCTGAAGGTATGATAAAATTATTCAGAGAATATGTGGAGGAAAACCGTGAAATCTGGACCGATGAAACTAAAGGCACGATTTACACAATTGCCACTAAAATGGTCGAACTCGAAGATAAGTTTGTCGACCTCGCCTTCCAAATGGGTAAAGTCGAAGGACTCAGAGACACCGAAGTTAAAGAGTACATCAGATACATTGCAGACCGAAGACTAATCAGTATGGGAATGAAGGGTATCTTCAAGGTAAAGAAGAATCCATTGCCATGGGTTGAGGAGATGATTAATGCTCCTACCCATACCAATTTCTTCGAAAATCGTGCAACTGATTATGCAAAGGGTGCTTTGACTGGTTCTTGGGATGACGTATGGGCTAACTAGGAAATAATATGAATAGTAAGAATTGGATTTCAAGACTGGCCGACAAAGCAGCTAAGGACCACAAATACAAATCAATGTACATGGAGATTGCTGAGGTGGTCTCCGAAATGTCATATGCTAAGCGACTACAAGTTGGTTGTGTGATTGTAAAGGATGATAGAATCATTAGCATGGGATGGAATGGAATGCCATCTGGCTTTGACAATCAATGTGAAGATGATAACTCTGAAACAAGACCAGAAGTCTTGCATGCCGAATCAAATGCTATAGCAAAACTTGCTAAGTCAAATGAAAGTGGAGACGGTGCTTCATTATACTGTAATTACTCTCCGTGTATGCAATGTGCAAAACTCGCATACCAATCTGGAATAAAGGAATTCATATATAAACATGAATATAGGAATGATGAAGGAATTAACTTTTTAAAAAGTGCAGGAGTAAACATATGGAAGATACCTTAACTTGTGAATCATGCGGCGCTGAATTTAGTGTCAAGAATGCTGATGAAAATGATAATGATTCCGTTGATTTTTGTCCTTATTGTGGTGATGAACTTATAGAATGGGATGAGGTGGATGACGAAAATGAAGAATGGGAAGATTAATCTAGCTGGAATAGATTACAGCACCACAAGTCCTAGTATATGCATTAAAGTAGATGATAACTGGGATATTCATTTCTTGACAAATAAAGCTGGACTTACCCAAGAGGAGTACTGGAGCAAGCCCTTTCTGTTCTTCGGGTCATATCTACCTAAGAATGACTATTTTTCTGATCCAATTGGGAAGTATAAGTTTATATCTAGCTGGGCATTGGATGTTTTGAGCAGCTATGATGTAGAAAAAGTGTGCTTGGAAGATTATGCATATGCAGCAACAGGTCGTGTGTTTAATATAGGAGAGAACACAGGTATATTGAAATTCAGGATGCAAGTTAGAGATATAGAGTTTATTACTGTTGCCCCGACAGAAGTGAAGAAGTATGCTACTGGCAAAGGAAACGCCAACAAAGAACTGATGTTATCTAGCTTCATTGCACAAACGGGAGTTGATTTACGAGATGTTATTGGATATACTGGGGAGAATCCTATTAGTGATATTGTGGATAGTTATTTTATATGTAATTTTCATAGAGATCAAATGGAGTCCTCTTGATGGATAATAACATATACGTATTAGACAATCAGTTCTTAATATTGCAAACGTCATTGATAGATGATTATCAAGAATCATTGAAACGTCCATTAGGCGAACGTCCAAAGTCTAGACTTTCAGGTAGTATATTCTATACTCAACCTGACCCTAAGGGTTATGGTTATCAACTAATTGATAAAATATGTACAGAAACGGGTTTGAGTAACTATGATAGAAATGATTACAAATATCTTACATTCAATAAAGATACAAACCTAAAAATTCATAAGGACAGACACACCCCATGCTGGCTCGGAATCGTAGTTAAAGGCCAGCAACCTATCTACACATATGATGATACAGATGACTGGAGAGTTCCAGGCAAATGCAATGGTTCTATAGAGTATAAGATTGCATTAGTTAATGGAGATGGGTGGCACTGTGTTCCAATATATAAAACTAACATTGAAAGAGTATTGCTAAGAACAATTTTTTTTAACGTCGACTTTCATGAAGCTGTCGATACAATTAAGAATGGTTACAATGGTGAGAAAAGAGAACCTAAAATTATACAGATGGGTCCTAAAAATTACTCACCGGATCCAGAAACAGGATATCCAGGTCATCCTAGAATGGTAGAATGGTATGCTTGATTATTTTATGGTTATAAACGACTTAAAGGTTGATTATAACAAGCTAGATCAGACGTATAATAATATAAAGTGGAACAAGCAAAAGACTCTATTGTATGTAAATCCATTAAAATCACCAGTAAAGAAAGAAAGAGATAAACAAACTCTTACTTGGATGCAAGACGACTTCTGGATACATAAACCATCTCCAGAAGATTATGAATATAAATTAGTGATAGACTTCTGCAAGCAGTATGGTGTATATGAATTTTTATCGAGAAATACAATAAATGGTAATGTGCTTGGACCAACGTGGTGTAGATACGGAGCAAAGACTAGGTTGGGCATACATAAGGATTACTCAGCAGTAGTGTCTAATGGTCAGTCAAGAGGATGCTGGTTAGCTATATGTTATAAAGGCTCTCAACCACTAGAGTGGTACGATGATGATAAGAACAAAGTAGGTGAAGTTACATATACCGTATTGCTATCGAATGCGCTAAAGTTTCACCTTGCTGACATTATGAATACTGGAGAAGAACGAATTTTAATTAGAACAACATTCGACCAACCATATGAGGTGATACGTGATAGGAT